TCGCTTGACCGAGCGGTATTAAGTCAAGTAAAGCTAAAGAAACGCAAAACCGTTTTGAAGCGTCGGATAAACTTCGAATTTTGTTGTTTTAGGTAAAATCAACTAAGCCTGTGAATGAATTTCAATCAACGATTGTTTGGACGTGAGTTCGACTCTCACCGGATCCACATCAAAAAGACTTAAAAGATTCTAAGTACACGAATCAATTGGTAGGTTAGTCTTCCTACCATTTTTTTTTGCTTCAGTGGTGGAATGGTAGACATGCTAGTTTAAGGAGCTAGTGCCTTAAGGCGTGAGAGTTCGAGTCTCTCCTGGAGTACGCTCAATCCGTTTATAAAAAAAAATTAAAAATTATGGACACTACATTAAACTTTGTTTTAGGTTCGGTAAGTTCTCTAGGAGTTATTCTCTTAGGGATCGGTATTTATACGATACTTAAGATGAACAAAAGAATAAAAGAATTAGAAAAATCATCTAAAACTATTGATGATTTAAAAGACAGAATCGATGGAAATTTCAATGCAAATCATAATAGCATAGATTCTTTGCGTAGGATAATAACTGAAGATATATCTACTTCAGTTTCTTCAACGAGATCTTATATTGATAGCCGATTAGATAAATTGATTAGTAATATTTCAAATGAAATTTCAGAAGATAGAAAAAGTATAGAAAGCATAAGAAATTTACTTGAACAAGTTGCAATAGATCATTCAGAAAGATTAGCAACATTAGAAACATTCAAGAAAATTGATGATGATAAAATTGAACAAATAAACTCATAAACCTTACATGCGTATTGAGCAGGCAGTCGAAAGGCTGCCTTTTTTCTGTTAATAAAATTGTTAATAAGTTTTGAAAAAAAAGTGCTAAAAATTTTTTTCTTTCCAATAAATGTATTATATTTATACTATAATTAATTAATCAATTATGCGAAAGAAACGCTGCGATAGAAACCACATTATTTACCAAATTACTAACCAAGTAACCGGTGAATTTTATATTGGAATTACTCAATGCATAGGACGAGCAATTCTATTCTCGATTAAGAAACGTTTTAATCAACATGTGAGTCGAGCAACTACTCAAAATTTCGATTGGACTCTTTGTAATTCAATTCGCCAATATGGTGCTGATAATTTTAAAATCAAAGTTATTGAAATCGTAAGAGGAAAATCAACAGCTCACTCTAAAGAAGTAGAATTAATTCACGAGTTACGTCCACAACTTAATGTATCATCTAATAAAGTTCAATATGAAAACAATTAATCACAAAGGTTTTGAATTAACCGCTCAATTTGCAAAATACCAAAATGGCCAAGTTGCAATCAAATTAACTGATAATTCCGATGGGTTTCCTTATGCAACTGCAACCGTTTGTGTAGAAGATAATCTTTTAAATGAAGGTGAAGTAGCTATCAAGAATTATTCAGAAAACGAAGGTATTCTTGAATCTTTAATTGAAGCTGAAGTAATCGAGTTTCCTCATGCATTCATTCAATCCTCATTCACTAAAATTCCAATCTGTAAATTATTAAAGAATGATTAAAGTTGAAAACATCTTTGGAGTTTCTCGAACAGTCACATATGTTATATTTGGTGCATCAATTTTCCTGGTAATAGGTATGATAAATTCTATATTTTTACATCAAGAAAAAATTCACTATCAGATAATTACACCTGAAGGTGATTACCATTTAACAACTGAAATTATAGAGGAAAATGGATGTATTATATTCATTGATGAAATTGGTAATGAGGATCGAGTATGTGGTTCTTACAGTGTTAAAAGAATTTAATAAGTCATATAATAAACATGAAAATATTTAAAATTTATATCAAAACAGGAATTGCATTTATGCTTTGGATTGCCATTATGAATTATGTATTCGATACATTTATCAATCGAGAAGTAAATGTATTTTTACAAATTGGACTTATAGGAGCAATGGCATATTCTTCTTATTTACTTGCTTACTACATCATAAAGCAAATACACAATTATCACAAATAAATTAGTAACTTTTAAAACAAATATATGTTAAGAACCAAAATTGTTAAAGACGGAATCATATTTCAAGTAGAAATGAGATTAAATGAAGAACTTGTACTTGTGGATATCACTTATTCAGGAGGAGAAAATGATGAACTTGAATTTGAGTATGCTCAAGTTTCAGAAGAAAATTCTTTTGATTATGAGAAAGAACAAACACTAAACAAAGTTTTAGAAAATGGCGCAGAGGAAGATTTAGTAAAAACTCTAATGGATCATTATCAAAAAGAAGGAGTGATTAACTTCGTTCCAGGTGAATATCAATTTTAATTAGTAACTTTTAAAACCAAAAACAAATATGATTACAATTATTTTATCAATTGCTGCATTAGCGTTTGCAGCTTACAAAATTATCACAGGTGTTCGTCAAATCGAAGATGCTGGATATAACGACCAAGAAGAAAAAAATGCAGGAAAACGATCCGTCACTATTGGTATTGTCGGTGGAGTTGCTTTATTAATTTTTGCATTTGTACAACCGTTTACTGTTGAACGTGTTGATGCTGGACATGTGGGAATTAAAGTAAATCTAACAGGTGATAGTCGAGGAGTTTCCAAATATGAATACAAAACTGGTTGGGTAGTTTATAATAGTTGGACTGAAAATATGTATGAATTTCCAACTTATCAGCAACATATCGAATTTGATCAGCAACAAGTCATTACCGATGGAGGATTCCCAGCTGATATCAAGCCTTCATTCAACTACTCTTTAAAACCTAATGCAGTAGGTGATATGTTTCAAAACTTGAGATTACCTATTAAAGACGTAGAACAAGGTTGGCTAAAGACTGCTATTGTTGGTGCAGTGAATGACGTTGCTAATACATGGGAAGTAGATTCAATCTTCGGTCATAGACAAGCATTCGAATCTGCAATTGTTGCTGAGTGTAATTTACGTCTTTCAAAATGGTTCGTAGTATCACAAATGCGTTCTAATATCGTTCCACCAGAAGCTCTTCAAGAAGCTATTATTGCTAAGACTAAATCAGTTCAACAAGCTGAAGCATCAAAACAACAAGCAATTGCTGCTCAAGCTGACGGTCAAAGAAAAGTGGCAGTGGCAAAAGCAGACTCGGCTGAAGCTATTATTAATGCATCGGCTCAAGCACTTGCTATTCGTTTGAAGCAAAAAGAGTTAACTACTAATTATATCGAGTACAAGAAAATCGAGAAATGGAATGGTGAATTACCACAAACAGTTGCAGGTAATGCTGGTTCTCTTATCAACATAAAATAAATCAAATAAATAAAATAAAAATAAATTATGTTTGAAATAGTTTTAGATTTAGGAAGTCTACCGGTTAAGATAAAATCTGTAATAGATAATACTACTACAATAATAGATATTGATTATTCAATAGATAGACCTAAGGAAATTGAAACTTTAGAATTAGAAAAGGTAAAGATCATTTATAAAGGATTTAGAATAGCAGATGAATCTAATTTTAACGGTGAAAAAAAATCTCATATTACTAAGGTAATAGAAGATAATTATGTAGATAGTATTATCAGTTTTTTAAGACAATACTATTCAACAAGAACTGTTAACTTTTTTACTTATGACGAATACAAATCTATCAATTAAGAATTCTTAAATAGTATTAATCATTATAGGCTGGTCGAAAGATCAGCCTTTTTAGTATATAAAATGTTAATAACTTTTTTTCAAAACATTTTTATATTCCCAATTAATTTATTATTTTTATACTATACTTAAATAATCAAATTATGAAATGTACTAGATTCAAATCCCTAAGAAACACAAAACCTGAACAAGTTGTTTCTTTAACCGACGTATTAACTGAAATTGCATCAGATAAATACAAATCCCAAATTGATGCAATTCGTTCTCAGGAAAATCCGTCAAAGTCTCCTCTAAAGGATAAACTTCCAGTATTCACACCAACCGGTATATTTAATTATCGTTCATTAGCTGGATTAGAAGAATACAATGGTTTAATGTGTTTAGACATCGACCATGTAGAAGATCCTATATTACTTAAAGAAAAATGCAAAAAACTAAATTATGTTTTTGCAGCATTTATTACACCTTCAGGTAAAGGTTTAAAAGTAATGATTAAATCTCCGGCAACTTCCGAAAACTATCGTGAAATCGAAGCTAAGGTTGCTGAAGCTTTTTCACTCGATACTGGTGCTATCCGGGACAATCATTGTAAGGACATATCCCGTATTCAATTCGTTTCTTACGATCCAGAATTATACATCAACGAAAATTCAACAATTATCCACATCTAAAATTTACATATTATGTCAAAAAATTCAATTCAAATAGACAAAACCGTAGAAAACCTAATATTCATTCGCGGAAAGGTAAGAGAATACCTTGAAATGTACGGTTACCTTTATATCCAGAACATTGATTCGATGTCAGATGAAGATCAAGATCATATTGTAAGTATTGGAACTTCAATCATCGGTACTCGATTAGAAATTGGATTCCCTGGAGGATCTTTTGTTCAGGCAATCGTGAATAACGATTTAAGAGGTGCATTTGCATCAGCGGATTCAATAAATGTTAATTGTATCCGTTTTTATGTTATGATGATTTATAATTTAAACTTAGATGGTTTATACCAAGGTTAATTTTCTTTCATAAAATTAATAATTAAAAAATATTATATGGAATTAAAAGATTTGATAAAAGATCTTCTAGTAGAATGTAAAGAAATTGAGGAAATGATTAGATTGCGAGTGGAATCTAGTGATTTACCTGAGGATTACCAAGAAGATCCATTTACTTTAGATGTATCTTTTGAAGATGCTGAATTAACCCAAATGCATTCATATGACTTAGGTAGAATGGAAGCTTTTCAAGAAATTGTAGTAGCATTAAAAAAAATTAAAACAAAATAAATATGAGTTACATTATTATTAAGCATGTAAAACGTACTACCGGTGCAGTTGTTCCAGTTGTTATGTTAGATACCAACCATGAAGTTCTTGAATTTTCTGACTTGTTGCAGGCAGAACAAATGACTTCTTTGTTGCAGACAAATACAGATTCAGGACACAAATACGAAATAAAAGAAATTAAAGGTTAATATGAGAAATAGAACAAAATCAAGAATTATTTTAGTAGGAAAGGCTGCTTCAGGTAAAGATCATTTAAGACAAATCCTTGAAGGA